CAGGCCCCCACTAGGAGGACCGAGTAGGCGATACGGTGTCGTCGTGGCAGACCCGTACCAACCCTCCGGGTTGCCCCGGTACCCATCCAATGGGCCGCCCTAACGCAGGGAAACGCTCAGACGGCGCCGCCGGCCGCAATGGCCTTAGCAGCGCGAGCCAAGCGACGACGGCGTCGTTTGGCTGAAGGCGCCTGGGAATCAGTCTGAGGCTGAATCTCATTTGGCGCCAAGGGTCGGGGTGCACGCGGTGTGCGAGTGCCTTTATCACGCCCGAAAATTTTCGTTTCCGACATCATTCGAGCAAGGTCATCCGCAGACGTGGCATCCTTTGCTTTCCGAGCGAAACTGCCAACACGCCCGACCGTGCCAGCAATCCGCCCAAGACGGGGTGCGACCCTATTAAGGACCCCGACAACATTTCTCCAGTGATCCCCGTCCTCATTATTACGGACCTTCGTCCAAGGCTTCAAAGACACCGATGCACGAGAGTACAACTCAATCGCGACAGGGTCGTAAGCAGCAGAAGGTGAGGTCAAGGTTGTGTAAGCCAACTGATCAGGAGTCGGAAAACACTCTATGTACGCCTTGACAATGACAGTCAAACGGGTTCCAATTGGCAAACCATTGAAATAAGCACCAATGGTATTCCACGGAGCAGCCTGCACCGACGCTATCGTCTGTGGAAACAAGCTACCAGTCCGTGGAGCCAGAATGATACCGACATTACCCCCGGTATCAGGATTTGTAAATTGTGGCTCGTAGATTTGATCGTAATAGTTCGAAACCCCAATTGGATTCGAGACGGCTTGCAGGGTATTAACTCCCATGCCCCCATCGTACGCTTCCCATTGCTGACTCCCCGACAATAATAAGGCTGCTCCCGGCAAAGCAGGAGGCATTGACGACCGTACTATCGGCACGAAGTTCAACACTGAGGTCGGTGGAAGAGGTTGAGTGTACAGAGCACTATCTGTTAATGCCTGCGGAGCCTTGTAAAACACACACGCACCACCCTTGAGCAACTCTGGAGTTGTATTATGGATCTCCACACCGAAGGAAACCAATCGATTATCACCGACAAGAAACGGTGAAAAATCGAAGGGTATCACAGTCGGAGTAGGAACCAGACGCCAGGTACTCAGGGTGGGATCATAATAAGGAAGCGTGCCTTGCCCAGCAGCCTGAATGACTATATTGACCGGGCCGACACTCCCATAAAGCAACGGGAGGTTGGTACCGGAATAGACAGTCGGGGTGAGCATTGGCTGTTGCCACATCTCACGGATTCCGAGTTGCGGAAGAGTGAAGACGTGTACATCAGTGTGGACGTCGTCAACAATATTAACCGTCTGGGTCAGGTTAATAGTCTGAATCAAAGATGATCCAACGGTCGTATCAGGAAAACCGACCGGTCTGGCTTGCCAATCATGGAAAGGATCCAGAGTCTGTGTGACCCAGTCCTTCCCAGCTGGAGTGATGTCGCGGCTCGCCTCAAGCGCGAGCAGAGCTTTCGATTGTGGTTCAGATTTTGAATTCATTATCCCGTGACCCCTCAACACGGCCGGGGTCATAAAAGGGCTCCGTGCAGCCCGGCCAGGTAGAATTATCCGACATGTGACGACCACTCTACGTACTGAGTGCTGTAGTCTTCACGCACGACTTCACCATCAACGAATCGGCCGTGCCCAGAATAAATCAAACCTAGCTCTTTTCGTACCAAACAAGTGCCTGGAGCTCCCAAATCCTCCAAAGGTTGGAGTTCCGGGGTAAGACGAAAGCGAGTCAACTCTAGTGTAACAGGTGCCCTCTCAACGGGGTCGGGCATTATGGTACGACTTTTTTCAATTTTCAATGAACAGTCAGTGGCAATGACAATCTCCAAAGCGAGAGAAGTGGAGGTTTCCAAGTTGACCGGCCAAGAGATGCAAGCCATCCTCAGATAATCTTCACACTGCATCACCTCACGTTGAGTGAGGGCGTACCGACGGGACATTGCCGCATATGACGCAGTGGCGGCACTTGGTCGGATGTCAGAATAAGCGTACTGGACTGCTGCATGATTATGAAATCGCGCGGACAAAGTCTCGCACAGCACCCGATTCAATGGATCCAAGGCGCCCGACATCATCCCCATCAGTTGTCCCCGAAACACACCATAGGGATTCCGAAGACGATTATCCATCTGATATCCCTTAACCAGTAAACGTCCCGCCTTCGGGAACCAACTGAGTTCCCCATCCAAATCCTCGCCCATCCACCCTGAACAATACTCCGCCTGGGAGAGTTCATAAGGGGTCCAGATTTTTATCTCCGGTTCCATTCCGATTTGGCGAAGGGTCTGGATCGCAACGTCCGGATTCATAGCATTTGCTATACGCTGATTGACGACCAAAAAATTATCATCACCCAATATCATCATCCGAAACTGGTCCCGAAGAGGCTGAGAAAAGTCCAGGTGTGGCCGAAGAATCGCGAGATGCAAGAAAACATTAATCAAAGAGTTACCGCATGAAGTGTTGCCAACCCCAGAAGCTCGGCCCCCACGACGAAAGCCGGTTATTCCGCAACGTGTGCGGATCTTCTGCGACAGTTGATGCCGAAATATGCGGACCTGCCGCTTCGACATACCAAACCACTTTACGTAACCTCTGAATTCCTTACGCAACAAATCGACGCCAATAGTAGACTCAAACCGAGAGAAATCATTCTCTATTATCATAGCCTTCGGGCCAAAATCTTCCAGAGCAGATTGGACATAGAGACCAATGTCCTTTTGACTAACCCCAGAAGTGTAAAATACTGGGCCCCGCATATGCCAAGCGAACTTCATCCGGTCAGTAACCCGAGCAGCAATTGGTCCATGAGCAACAAGATAACGATCATTGACGCAGGCAATGCTCCTTGGTTTCAGAGCCTGGTCCACTTCCGGATAGAACTCCTGCTTCAAAAACGGATTAACTGTCATGCCTCCGGGAGAATTGGCCTGCAAGTTCTCCTCATGAGCAGCCAACAATTCGTTGATCCTTTTCGTGTCGTCCTTACGAACCACGGTGGCCAACCAAGCTTCAACTTGGAGAGGATCAAGACCACCCGCCTCAAAGGGTACCACCCCATTTGCCTCGCAACTCTCCCGCATCAATTTGTCCATCAACGGGTCGATTGCATCCAATGGACTAACGTCATTGCGTTCGACGCCCTGGAAATGTCGCATGACCAGCGCTGCATAAAGATTGTTGCAGCTAGAAGCTGGCATTGCCGGGACACGGCCGTCGACGCAGACAACAGGACAGTGAGTATAATACGTCTTCCGCATGCCCTCACGTCCGGGACAAACCGACCCAATGGTCGGAAGAGGCAATGTCTCCGGATCCACTTCCAACCGATGCCACCGACTGCGAGCTCGGCGGACAGTCCACACGGGCTGAATCAAACCCACTGTCGACCCTGAGACCATGGCCAACACGTAAACCATCCAGACCTCCCCAGAGGCACCAACCACGTATCCTGCAGGACTAGCAAAGGCCGTGGAAAAGAAAAAAGAAATAGTAAAAAACCAGAGAGAGACATTTGCGTTCACGCCACACATCACCAAAGTCCCCATCATATTGAGTGAAGAGAACGTGGAGATGGATAATTTGACTGCTCCAGCGATGCACCACCTCCCCCAAGAGTACCGTCTCATTTTCTTACGCAGAGCGTAAGTAATTCGAAAAGAGAACAAAAGAACGTACACACTAAGAATTACCTGCCCAACACTAGGTGGAGTTGCAGCAGCGGCGGCAGAACGATAACGCTCATCC